CTATTGTAAAGATGTTAAAGCAGATGATGTTAAATTGATAAAAAAGTTAGGATTTGGATTTGTACTAAAAGATGAACCTGATTTGAACTTTTTTAAATAAAATTTTGGTATATTGGATTTTTAACTTATCTTTGTATCATAATAATAATAAATAAATAAATAATATGAAAAACACAATTAAAATTTTAACACTAGCAATTATTGCTTTAACCTCTTGTAAAAAAGAAACAATTAATACTACTAGTAATTCTTATAAAGTAAGTTTTACTGGAACTTTATCTACAACATTTCACTGTTATATTAATAACAATGAAGTAAAACCTGTAACAACCTACGATGTTAAAAAAGGTGATGTCTTAAAAATAGTTGATGAGGGTACAGATATTTATCATTCACCTACACCAGATTTTTACCCATTTAACGGACCTGTTATAAAAGGTAAACCAGGTTATACAGAACAAGGTTATACATCTGGTACAATTTTATTATTTATAAATGGCAATCAAACATATGCACCATCTTATGGTGGTTATGGCGACACAAATTTAACTTATACTATAAAATAAACTTTTCTAATCTTTTCTAATATAAATAGAGCTTTGTTTATCTAATATAAATTAAAAACCCTGATAGTTTAAACTATCAGGGTTTTTTAGTATACAATCTGATTACTTTTTAATATTATCTTTTATCTGTTTACTTAATTCTTCTAATTTTTCCTTAATACAATTATCACAATTACATTCCTTATGCTTTTTATCATCAAAAAATACTAAAAATCTCTTAAATAAGTATCCACCAAATCCACTTACAAATCCAAGAATTATAGCAATGAATATTTTTAATAAAAGATTCTCAAGTTCTATTCCGATCATACCAAAAGTAAAACCAGAACCAAATCCTAACAAGGTCTCACTATGATTTGATGTATTACCGTTTATTATATCTAAAGTTAGTTGTTTCATCTCAATAAATAATTTCATATTTTCATTCTAATTTTTAATCTTATTCAAATTACATTAAAAAATAACCATTTCCATTACAACACCTATCATCGCTTGACCAACCACCTATTGTTCTATTGGGAATTGTTATATCAGGTAGCCATAGACCAGCAAAATAACTATTGTTTTTAGCTTTAATCCTATTAACACCTGTGATTTGATAATATTCTGGAAATTCCTGTGGATTGTTAGTTATATACTCTCTAATTCTCATATCGTAGAACTGAGCATTATTAGATACTTGTTGTCTTATATACTCAATATCATTTCTGCTAGATGGTTGACCATATTGACTTGACTTTTGACTAACTGATTTGTTAGTAACCTTAAATCCTAAACTTGGAAGAGCTTCATATATTGACCATAAAGCAGTACTCATTTGTATATAATTATTCATTAGGTAAATATATTGAGCTCCTTGTGGCGAATTATAAGTATTTATATCATTAATATATTTAGTATATAATTCATATCCTAACATACTTTGTGTTCTAACACTTTGAGCAATTAGAATAAAACTAGACAAAGCATCATCATCTATATTTTGATCTAGATAACCTGATAAATACCTTTTGATATATTCAGGTGTTACAAAATAAACAGTATTTAGACTCATTTTTAATTATTATTTTTTATTGATTTTTCTGATTGTTACCTTCTGAATAACCTGAAAGCTTCATAGCTGTTTGGTGATCAAATTCATTAGCCACCAACATATAATACTTTTGCTCTGGTGTTATAGAACTCTCCAATATACCTAAAATATCACTTATATTAGTTGTTAATTTACTGAATTGTGGTTCATACTTATTTATAAGCAAATTATCTTTAATACCATTTATTCTTCTTATCCAATTGAATACGCCTTCAATCAATCTTTGTTTTGGTTCAACATATTGAGTTAAAAAAATTTCTAAACTCTCTAACATTTCATTTCTTGAACCTAAAGCTCCTGGTGTTTGTATACCAAATAAAGATGGATTTGTTACCCTATGAGCTTTTAATATACCACTCTCAACTTGTTCATTTAACATTAAAAATCTAGCATCACTAGCATTCAATTCAATTGGTTCAAAACTAGCTGCCTTATCTTTATCATCACTAAAGGTAACTAAAACATTACCAGCCATATCTGAACCTTGGTATTGATTTTTTAATCTTTTAATAATTTCCATAGCTTCTTCATTAGATGGTTGTCCAATTGGAAAGTTTATGTGCATAGATGGATGAAAGCCATTTTTAACATTATTTAAGTGAAAATTACCAATTTCCCATTCTAATTCAATCCATCTAACGCCACTTTCATACTCAGGTCTTGCATACCATTCTGTACCAGGTCTGTGTTCCTTTACATAAAGTATTTGACTTCTTTTCTTTTTATTAACGGTGCTAAAACCAGGATATAATACTGGTGGATATTTTCTAACATCTTCCCAACCATCACTAATCCAATAGTTATCATTCTGTGGATATTTTTCATCTGGTGTTTGTATTCTAACTTTTGCTGGATCAATGTAGTTTATTTCAGATATTCTTTCTCCATCTTTACTCCATATTAAATTTAAGAAAAATCCACCATACAACTCTATATCCATAGATATCTTAAATAGTAATTCATCAAGATCATCATCATTATAAACATTTTTCAATAGTAATTGTGCTTCAGGGCTCAAGTTTGTCTTGGCCCATCCATTACCACCAATCAACATTGCTTTCTGTTTTAAGATGGATGAGTGCATACTTGATTTGTTTGATAAACTAATCAAATAAATTGGATATAGGTTGTCCTGACCAAATTCAATCCATTGCTTAGTTCTACTTATTCTTTCAACTGGTAGTGGAATCTGTACCGAGTTAAAACTAAAACTTTGAACTATTTCAGCATTTTCTAATTTATTGTTTATATTCATATTTATTACATATTTTTGTAGTATTTAATTGTATCATTCATTGTTCCAATATATTCTTGAGTTGATGAATATGTTCCATTTATTATACATATTCCAGTTTCAACTTCACCTATTGCTTGTGTTAAGTCAAGAATATACGGACCTGGCATTTCATATAAAGTATAAGTCCATTCACCACCATTTGCTTCAATAATACCAGCTGTTAAACCCGAATATGTTGCTATGGTAATCTCAAATTGTGACCAATACCAAGGTGCATATGATGTATCATTTTGATAGAATATAACTTCATCAAATGAGCCTTTTCTAACTAATTGGAAGGTATAATAAGGTTGTACTTGTGATGACTTCTCATATGGTGTAATCACAATTGAATTTGTACCTGTATTTAAGTATATCATTCTATACAATTCATTTTTTTAACTTGTCTTTTACTACAAGATTTTCATCAACCTGATCCTCAACTTCAAATATTATTTTATAACCATTGTTATAATAGTAATTGTACATATCTTTTTCTATGAATCTAACATATACTTCTCTTCTTGTTGCTGGACAATATATTTTACTATCCAAATATTCATTTTTTATCTTAATCATATTGATTATATATTAATTTTTTACTTTGTCTTTTTATTGTAGTATCTATTGATCTTCTGCCACATTAAATATATTTGCCTTCCTGACTTATATTTATCATATTCATTTATGTTATCTGTTATAATTTCATAAAAAAATAAAATTACTAGTATATCATCAAATCCAATATTATGATTTTGTCTTTTAATCTTTTCAATGAAATTTCCTAATCCTTCTATATTAACATTTGGCTTTAATTTTCTTAATATACGCCATTTTCTACCATAATCACTGGCGCAACTTTTACAATAAGGACTCCTATTTGGTTCCTTGATTACCTCACATAAGGCACACTTTTTATATAGATATTTTTCTTTCATATATTATATATTATATTAAAAAAGTCGCTTTTGTACAAAAAAAAACCCCCTGAAATTGGGGGTTTTTAGTTGCTCTAAAAATTAGATATGAAATAATATGGAAAACTGAGCAACTTAGTTTGTGATTACTGAAAGGGCTGCTGCACTAGATACTTGTGTTAATACATCATACTCTTTTCCAGTAAATGTAATTGTGAAACCATTAAGGTCACCATAAGCTTTTCCTAATCCACCAGTTATCGCTGTTACTGAAACAGGATTTTGTTTTCCAACTAAGAAGTAATTTCCGTTAACATCTAACACTATAATTCTCCATCTTCCTCTACCTAGAGTGTTGATTTGGTCATTCAAAGTTTGATTTACATTATGAACCGTAATTTCTACAACTTGGTCGTAGTACGCTGTACCATTTTGCTCATTAAAATTACCAGTTTCGGTCAATGATCCAGTTTCAATTGTTTGTTGAAACTTATAAAAACTAACAGTAGCTCCTGTAAAAGCAGTAATACCATTAGGTGATCCAGACACCGTACCAGTAGTATAAGTTAATGAACCGTCATTCCAAGTTCCAACATAAACTTCTTGAACGCCAGCAATTCCTTTACAAGGTAATTGATATCCATTTGTTAATATACAAGGCATTTTTTATTGTTTATTTTTTTTTAGATTGAAAGCTGAGTGGTTTTTAATCACTCAGCAATCCCTCTAATTTATTTTTTTAAGGTTACGGTTTGTAAGAAACTACGTATTGTGGGTAAGCGATTTGAACACCTTGTTTCCAAATTGCTCTGAAGAAGATTGAATTGAAATCTTCAGATTTCCAAATTCTAAATGATTCATAATCACTTTGTAAGTCTGTACCAAAGTAAAGATTCTTAGCTGTAGTTAAAACTGCTCTATTAGAACCATTTAAACCAGATGTAGCTAAAACTCTGATATTAGTACCAGGGTGCATAATTGAGTAACCGATATCATTACTTTCCATTGCTGTGAAGTGATAATAATTAGAGTTTCTTAAAGCTCTAACATAAGTTCTAAAGTTTGCATAAGATACAAATAAAGTTAAATCATCTTGATCCCACAAGTTAGTAGGTAAAGCATCTGCCATAGCATCTACTAAAGTTAAAGATGAAGTTGAACCCCAAGTACCAGCAGCAGCTGTTAAACCAACTACAGATGAACTATAAGAGCCATCAATCAATTTTAAGAAACCATTACATTGAGAAAGGTTATTAGAAGCAGTAGCTGTATCACCTTGCCAAATTAATATCTCAATTTGGTTTTGGATTTTGTCTACTTTGTCCGCAACATATGTTTTAGCGAACATTTCAGGTCCTAACTCATCATAATATGAACCTTGTTTTAAACTCATACCTAAGTAGTATTGTTCTAAAGAGTTGTTACCCAATAAACAGATTTGTTCTTCAACCATAATTGGGCATACGGTCATTTGAGCTTGTGTTAAGGTAACTGAACCAGTAGCGTTGATTAAACCACATCCAGCTGGTTGTAAAACCAAGTTAGAAGTCATAATGTTTAACGCATCAGCATATTTAACACCAGTTTGTACTGAAATGTATTGCTGAGTTCTACCTTGTAACACGATCTCTCTTACTAAATCCATAGATAACTGATCTACATATTTAGTTAAAGCACTTGTAATTACTGAACTATTATAAGCCATTTTTTTTATTTATTTTTTATTTTTGTATTGTACAATTTATTAGATAACTGAATTATTATCAGTTTTTCTTTTTTCTTTTAGTATAGCTCTTAACTCTTCTATCTCACTCATATTCTTCTTAGCGTTTATGCTTTTAGAGTTATACTCTTCAAATCCCTTTTTAACTGATTTTACTGGTTCAGCACCTGGTTCTTCAGAAAATTTGCTGATTTTACTCATCATTTCTTCTGTTGTTTTAGTTTGAGCATCACTCATTTGTTTCATTAAGCTTAATACTTCTTCTAACTGAGCTTCTAAATCTGTTACTCTTTTAGTTAAATCTGATTCTCCAGAAGGTGTTTCAGGTGAACCATCAGCCATCTCTACATTAGCTTCTACTGGTGATATTGGTGATTCTTCTTCTGTTGAAGTTTCGCCAGCAATTGTAGTAACTTTATTATCAACAATAGTAATTGTTCTACCATCATTCAAAACATAGTCGCCATTGTCTAATGGTGATTGGTTACCTAACTCATCTATAGCATATACCTCACTACCAATTTCTAGTTCTTCAGATGTGCAAGTAATTTTACTACCATCAGTAAGAACGTACATATTGAATTTTTTATCCTCAGATGCGAATAACTTCTTCAAACTTTCCTTAATTGAATTAATTGTTTCAATTCTGTTCATTATATTATATTTGTTTTTATTGAATATACTTATATATATTCATATTTGTTTTCTCTTTTAAACTATATTAACTTTAACCTTAGTATTCTCTCTTATGCTCTTAGCTTCTTCTTCACTGTTATCATAATGTTCTTCAATACCTAACTCTAATAATGTTTTCCACTTTGGCTCACCACTTGTAAAATAGACATTTCCTAATTTAATACCACATTCATAAGCTATATCTTTAACTTCCTTATCTGGTGACCTTTTTGTTACAACATAAACTTCATAACCTTCATCAACCATCTTTTTGGCTTTTTCCTGTATATCTTTTCTAGATAAGGTACCATCAAAATCAAATGATACTTTTTTAATAGTAGCCATTTTTTGCTCTTTATCAATTTGTTGTAACTTTCTTTGAGCCCAAGCTACGCCTTCATCACCACCCCAGGCTAACCACATCAATCTACCACAACCATCACCTAATGGCTTTTGTGAATTTTGTCTATGTCTCTCAAAAGCAGCCATTCTAGCAATTGTTTCTCTTGATATTGACTCATTATTCGCTAATTGGTTGGCTCTTATTTTACCAACTGGTGTTCCACAACTTCCCCAACCATTCTTTTCAGCCCATCTTAAAGCTTTTTTAGCATTTTCTGATGCTGACTTTGGATAATCATTATAGGTTTCAGCAAATTTAACCTCACTTTCCATAGATTTGTTGTCCCACTTAGTATAACATATGGCTGCTGCTTGATCTTTTTCATAACCAGAGTTTATTTCTTCGCCAATACATCTTGATATGAATTCTTCTTCTGTCTCACCAGCTTTTGGCTCAACAACAAACTTATTAGTATCTATATCTAATATATCACCAAACATTTTAATGATTTCATCATCTGTTAAATCATCAATAAGTTTATTTATATCACTTTCCATTTCAACTAATTCTTGACCCATCATTCCTTCAATACTAAATCCATATTTACCATCATCTTTAACGTCATTCATCCAAAAATCTTCATCTTCAATCTTAACTTCAATAAACCAAGTTCCTACTGGTAGGTTAAATCCATAATATCTACTTTTATCATAAGTAGGATCCTCAACAATCCAATTTTGTTGTATAAAACCATCTACCATCTTATTAGAATGATCTACATTAATGGATTTATTATTATTTTCTTTATTAAATTTATCAACCATCATTTTAATAGTCTGAGGCGTAAAATAAACATAATATAAGTTATCATTTTGGTCTCTTCTTAGAATTTTCTTATTTGGAATCATAGCTGGTCCAACAATAATTTGTTTATCACCAACGGTCTTAAATTCATATCTTTTCTCTGTTTCAAGTTCCTCAGCTGAAAAGTACATACCCTTAACTTCAATTGCTGGATCCTTAACTAAACTGACCATTCTGATACCTTGTGTACCATCTTCTTCACAAACTATTTCATAAGTTGGAAGGTCCTCTAATCTTACTTTATTTTTTTTCATAGTTACTTTTTATATTTTCTTTCTTGTATTCGATTTATTTGGTCTACTTGTTTATCTCTATGATACCAATAACTCATAAGATTTAGACATTCTACATAGTTTGTATTATATACTTCTTTATGTTTTGTTATATCACCTTTTGATAACCTATCAACCATACCTAACCACATAAGTTCTTCGGGCATTTGGTCTATTACAACATTTCCGGAAGAGGATTGACCAAACAAAACCTCATAGTTTCTACTTATTATTCTCTCCCAGTTGTAAAAAAACCAACTACCCATAAAGCTTTAGCTGCATCTATATTCTTAAACATTTGTTTTCTAATATTTAATACATCCATATCACCAGTAAATGGTTGTGGTTCTAATTTTACCTGACCATTTTCGTCTACTTTTTCAACAGATGGTCTAATTAAGATTGATAACATATTTAGGATATTTTCTAGTTCACTAATATTATTCTTTTTAAGTAATTTTAATGATATCATCTCACCAACGGTTAGCTTATTTGCCTTAATTGGCACAAAAGTAATACCATCAATCTCAATACTATCAAAAGCCTCTGGTTCAATCTTATCAGCTGTGTTAAACTCATTTATACTTTCCGATAATTCATTAAACTCATCCATATAAAGATTTGATAAAAAATCATCACTTTCACCAGTTAATGTTTTTATCAAATCATAAATAAACTCCTCTTCTAAGACCTCTTTATTGTTTAAGTCAATGATTCTTAAATACTGATCAATACTTAATTCATCCCAAGATGTTTTGATTTGTACTTCTTTTTCTTTTATTTTTATTGTTTTCATATCTCTAATTTTTTATTTTATATATTATCTTATAACAGCTCTGTTTTCTATAACTTTAACCTTATTACTTACATCTCTTATATCTGTCTCAGTTACATAAACTTTCATTTGTTGTTTCTCTGGTTCATTAAATGTTTTTAATTGAGCCTGTCCTATTGTAAATGTATTGGTTGGAGCCCCATCAGATGGTGAAGGTGGTGGAGGTGGACCACCAGATGGTGCAGAACCACCACCACCATTTTCATTATATTGTGATGCAGCAATCTTAGCTAATGAGGCAGCTGTTGTTACAATTGCTGTTCCGACCAAAATACCTTTAGTTACAGCATCTGCTCCTGGGGTTGCTAAAGCCGATACAATTGCTCTTGCACCTTCAATTGCAGTATTAACTAATTGAAAAGCTTTATTTCTATTAAAAGCTGCTTTAAGTATTTTTCTCTCTTCTTCTGATCCTTTTTTTACATTCTTTAGTTTATTAGCAACAACTGCTTCATCTAGACTCTGTAAAGCATTTAGAGAACCAGCTGCTAACTCAAGACCTTTATCAATAGCTTGTGCTTTAATCTCACTTATTCTATCTTGTGATTCTGCATCAAGTTTTTCATTTTCCTGCCTATACTTTTCTTTAATATTCTTTTCTTTTTCTGATCCAACCTCAACTCCATCTAATTCAGATTTCATCTGAGAATCTAATACTTCTTTTCTTTTTTCCTTAATCTTATTAAGTAGTTCTATCTTTTTATCTGTATCAAAAACACCATATTTAGTTTGCATAGATTCTAAACTTGATAATTCAAGTTGTTTACCTTCTATTGAATCCTTAATAGCTTCTTCTTGAAGATTTTTTTCTTTTCCTAATCTATCTTTAATCAATTTATAGATTTCTTCATCAGTTAATTTACTATTTTCTAATCTTATTTTACTAAATTCATCATCTATTTGATTTACACTAACATTATAATCTTTTATTAAACTTAACTCTGTTTCGTGATTGGTCTTTAGTATATCCAATCTAACTTGAGCTTCTTCTTCAAGCTTTTTCTTTTGATCTTGATCATAATTAAATAAAGCCAATTGTTTTTTAGATAAAATTTCTTGATATAATTTTTCTTCATCTTTATTTTTTCTATTCAACTTAGATAAATCTTCATCAAAAGACTTGGCAATTTTTTCTCTATCAGATAAAATATACTTATCTTTTAAATCATTTATATCTTTTTGATGAGCAAGATATTTATCTTTGGCTTCCTTGGCTTTTTTATCAGCATCTTCCTTGGCTTTTTTAGCCTTATCATCTTTATCCTTTTGAGCTTTGGCATCAGCTTTAGCATTAATAACATCAACTTCAGCTTGAGAATCTAATAGATTTTTCTTTAATTCACCAAGTTGCTTTTTTTGATCATCTGTTAATTCACCAGTAGCTTCTAATTGCTTAATCATAGCTTCTGTTGTTTTAATTATATCTTTTTGTTTTTGTAATTCAATCTCAGTTGTATCTTTACCTTGAGCTTGCATAACTTTTATTTGTCTATCAGCTGCATCAGCCTGCTTCTTCATTTCTTCATTAAGACCTTCAGTGGCCTTTTTAGATTCCTCTTGAGCTGCGTGATTAGTTAAACCAATAGCATCAGTTAACATAAATAAGGCATCACTTAGCATATTGATATACATTTCAACTGGCTTTATAATAACTTGGAAAAATTCTAATTTTTCAAATAAAAATTGTAAGCCTTGAACAACTAAGAAGATTGGAATAGCTCCCATAGCACCACCTAAACCCTTGAAAGCAATCTTAGCTTTACCAAAATCCATATTAGCAAATGACTCCTTTAATAGGCCTAAACTACCTTTTAACTTTTCAATACCAGTACCTTTTAAGGCTTTAGTAGCATCACCTAAATCTTCCATCTTATCTTCTAATTCACCAACTTTCTGACGAACTCTAATAAAAGCGTCAGATCCTTCATCAAGCTCCAACGAGGCTGAATTTAAATCTTTTATAGCCTGTCTTACTTCCTTAACACCTCTAGCACTATCAGCTGTATCAAGAGTAAAAACCTTTTTCTCCTCAACCATTTTGGTTGTATCTTCTATCTGTTTGTTTAGGTCCTGTACATTTTTACTGGCTTCGGATGTTTCAACATTAAATTTGACTTTTATTTCACTTGGTGTTGCCATTTTTTTATTTAGATTTTATGTATATATTTAATTTTAAAAATAACTTTTAGACTTTTATTAAGCGTTAATATACTTTATATTAAAGGTAGCCGACCATTTTGTATCAAGAGGAACAGATGCACCAGCATTAAATAATTCTATTATCAATTTACCATTAGATGGATCATTAAAATTTAGACTTACATTAGCTAATCTTGCCACAATGAATCCTCCGGGAAGAGAACCTGTTCCTATTAAGTTACTAAAAGCTGAAGTATTAGATCCTACAGTAAATAAAGAATTATCCCAAATAACATCAGCATAAATCTTAGTTACATAACTTGCAGTTACTGATGATATTGTACAAATTATATCAACTTCAAAGAAATAGGTACCAGCATCAAGATAGGTAAAATCCATTTCAGTCAATGTAATATTAGCACTTGAGCTCGCACCTATTATGGTAGAATTAAATGTTATTGTACCAGCTTCTAAAGTCCTTACACCATCTATATATTTATCTAATGTATAAGCATTATAATTAGAAATATCTGTGGCAAAATAGGTGGAATCATAAATATTTCTAAGAAGGCTATTTCCACTAGTAAAGTCTTCTACATAATTTCTTACTTGACCAGAACTAGATTCAATATAAGTATTTGATGCGGTAGTATATTGACCAATTTTCGAGTACAAAGAAGTAATTTCTAAATATCCTTGTTTTGCGGCTGCAGCATCATCAACAAGTATTACAACACCAGTTCCATATCCATCGTCATTATATAATAATTCTAGATATCCACCATATGTAGGTGCTGTGTAATCGTTAATTTGTATCGTTGCATAATTTGGTAGATAAAAATCACTTGGATTAAATGTAATATAATTTGGTGTATTAATTACAATATTTCCAGTATTTAATGTTGAACTTGTACCTAATATAACAAAATCAGTATTTAAGTAAGTACTATTTGGTTGTGTATTACTTACATCACTACCAATTACAAAGACACCATCACTAGTTACTTGGTTGTTACTACCAAAAATAAAACCATTTGATCCTGAGGATATATTACTATCACCAGATACAAACCCAGTTGATAGAACAACATTATTTTTACCAAGTACAACTGAATCGCCAGATAAAACTGTATTATAAGGACCACTAACAATACTTCCAATTGGATAATCTCTTGTGTATATTGGAAATCCAGATGTTGATACATCTTTATGAGTTTTACTAACTGGTATAGTTTTAGATTTTAATAGTTCAACTTTTGTTAATCTATCAGCACCAGGATCATAACCATCAATCTTATTGACTTTATAGTATTGTCCATTACCACCAATTGTTAAATATATATTATCATTAAACCTAAAGTTATATAAA